AGCTTGTGCAAACTCTTCACCAGCTTCTTTTTTTACTTTATCAATATTTGCATCTTCTATACCGTAAGCAACATTGTCTGAATGTTCATTAAGTCGGCGTCCATAATGTTCTTGCCATTCTAGTTGAAGTCTATTATTTTCATTTCGATCATTACCAAAATGCTTATTTAATCTACTTTCAAATACACCCATAGGATTTGTAATTTCAGATTCAGAAAAATACTTACCCATTTCACTTTGCTCTTTTAAGGGCAATGTGCTACCAAGGTTCATCGGATTATTACCGCCCTTTGGTTTGACGGCGTATAAAGCTCCAGGAGTGTTGAACTGTTGTGGTAATCCAGGTATTGGAATACCATTTTCCATGTAGTGGTTGTAAGCCATCTCTGCAAGTGACTTAGATAAATCCGATTTGGCTAACTTAGATAAATTTGTTGTGGCTAAATTGGCAATTGGTTTTGCAAACGGCAACACATTTAACTCACCAACTAAAGCATGACCCATTGCTGGTAAGTAATTACCTTTTTTAGACTCATCCATAAAACCAACGGCAGAATCAGCAATAGTACCCGGTATACGGGTTAGTCCAGTAATTGGGTTTAGTGAATCTATAAGTTCATCTGGTGAGCCACCAAAAAATTTACGTGCTTGTTCATAGCCAATATATTTTGCTGCTTCATCACGAATTTTTTCTGTATAACTTGGCTCATATGCTTGTATTTTACTAGCTAATGCAGCTCGTGCTTGAGCAAGATCAAACTTACCTAAAGGTAAAAAAGCATTTTGTTCCGCAGGTGTTTCTGGAACAATATCACCAACTTCAACAGATTCTGGATTAAACGGCATACTTATTTACCTAAATAAACTAAACCGCCAGTTGCGTAATTCCGTCCATATTTTTCATCTAGTTTTTTACTAATATAAGGCGCTGCTAAACCTACACCAAGACCAGCGAGCCTTACACCAGGATGGACTCCATACATAGCTGCTAAATCGCCAACACCACCTAATGCATCAAGTGCAGCACGTCCATAATTACCATGCATACCATGTTTTATAGCTTCTGAACCTTGATTAGCAGTTCCGTATATTCCTAAATATTTTAAAGCATTATTTGCGCCAGGTACTTTATTTATTTGAGTATTTAAATAATCAATACCTTTATAGGCGGGTTCGACAAATTTACCAATTCCTTTAGCGACTTGCATAGCACGTTGCGCTGGAGTCAAAGGAGTTACTTTTGGTGGTTCTACTGGTTGTCCAGCCATATATTTGTCTAATGCTTCAAAATATTCTGGACTACCTTGTGGCAAATGAGCCAATTCAGGGATAAATCTTCCTTCTGGCATTGCAGATACTGCGGGTGCTGTAGGTGTTGTAGGCTTTGGGGCTTCTTCAAACAACATATTGATTCTGTCTAAAGCTGCTTTACGTTCCGCAGCTTCTTTAGCAGTCATTTGAAGTTTATGTTCTTCCGCATAGTGTCCACCACCTTGATAAGGAATTGATTTTCCTGTTGCGGGATCTATATGTTGAGTTTTACCCCAATTTTCTACTGCATTAGCAGATTTACCAACCGAATCAACTTTAGGTATTTCAACGCCATCTTCTGTAGTAATTGGACCAACAGTAACCTCTGGAATTGCAGCGCGATTTTTAGCCATTTCTGAAATAATTTGTGGTATATATTTTGCTGCTGAAGGAATAGTTTTACCAACATCATAAAGACCTTTAACGGCTACTGCCGTAGCTCCAACTTCAGAAGATGGAATAGATTTTGCTGCGTTAATAACATACAATTGATCATCTCTAAGATCATCTTGTGGTACTTCTTCGTATTGAATTTCATTAGTCATTGTTTAACCCTCATTGGTTTTCCATTTTTCCAAATAATTGGATTGCCGTTTTTATCAACATCTTCAGTTCCATCTTTTGGCATACCTTTTTCTAAAGCACCTAATTTTTGATCTAAATATGTACTCCATTTATTTTCAACTGCTTTAAATTCTGGGGATGTTTGAAAAGTAAATGGATTTGGATTTTTTGGGTTTGCTTTTTTATAGTCTTGCCAAGCTTGCGCCCAATCTTTATATTTACCAGCGGTTGCTTGAATCATATAGGCATTAATTAAATTAGTATTTGCTGGCTTATCAATACCAATATTTTTAGCGTCTTGAGCAATCTTTGTTAATCCTTGACCAATTCTAGCACCAGTTCCCGCAAACTTTTCTTGTGTGTATTCAATACCTAGTGAGTCGGCATTACCTTGTGTTTCTTTACGACGATTAATTGTATCCTGACCACTTGCTTTTTCTTTAAACGCCTCTAAACTATTTGCCAATTCTGCACCATTTATGAATGGTGCAGCTTTTACACCTGATAGTAAATAAGAATATGGTCCAGATTGTTGTCTATAAGCAAATTCCTCTGGATGCTTAGATGCATGATTAATAATAGCATTAGAACGACGTTGAATGTCATCAAAAGTAGATGATAAAGAACCAATTTTACCTACAAACATACCCGCTTCTTTACGCTCTTCTTTTTCTGATTCTAACTCAGCTTTATTTTTTTCTTGTGCCATTGCCTCGCCACTTTTTTGCTCACTTAGTTCAGATGATTGTTTAGCTTCTTGTTGTGATTGACTAAGTTTTGGATCAAATTGTGTTCTCCAATCACCAGCTTGTGCTTCACCACTTCCTGATAAAGCAGTAAGAGCGTTTTCTAACATACCAGGTTGTCTAACAGCGGGTGCCATTTTAGGAATTTCAACTCCAGCGTCGGTATAGAGCGGACCAACCTCAACTTCTGCTCCCATAGGTTGCATAGGTTGTCCACCACCAGCCAAGTGATTTTGTAAAACAACACCACCAGAAGCGTTTTTCTGTTTTTGTTTTATTGTTGCAGGAGTTAAACCAGAATTGCGTAATCTACTTGGAAATATACCCTGCTTTAAATCTCGTATTTCAGCTTTAGTTAACTCAACTGATATTGTATCTACTACACCATCTGGACCCCTAACAGTAATTGGTACAGCCTGAGAGTCATACGCCTCTGGGCCTTGCCATTTAGCATTTTCTTTACTATAGTTATTAGTCATTTTGTCTAAAGCTGGAAAAAATAAACTTGGATCATGTTTAATTAAATTTAAATTTAAATTTTCTAAATTAGTTAACGGTATATTACCATTTAACATAGGGCCGCCAGTACCTCCAGTCCCACCAATACCAGCCCCTCCAAATCCTCCAGAAACTCCTGTACTTTCGGCGCCCCCACTACCAGTTGGTTTAAATAAGTTATTTATACTTGCCTGTTGGTTTTGCAAAAATTTAAGTTGGGCAAGTGTAGTACCAATGTTTTGTAGTTCCGTAGTATTTCTGCCTTGTTGTTCGTTAACTGAAGCCATAGCAGCCTCTGGACGAAAATGTGTACGAGCAACTATTTCATCCATCTGACCTTGAAATCTTTTCCAAGGATTTTGTAAATCCTCCATACGTTGCATCATACCCGACAAAACATTAACTTTTTTTGGGTCTTTATTAGACTGTTCTGCAGCTAAAGATAATAGTTTAGGATCTGTAGGCGTAAATGGTGTTGACACATCGGTTGTATCTGCCGAAAGGGCAACTAATCCAGGGTTTATTTTTGTGGCCATTGTTTTATTCCTTAAATTGTCATATTGGGGTCTGTATTATCTAATGAAGTTCCAGAGCTACTAAGACCAGTGCCATAAGTTGGGTCAGCATAAACGTTACCGTTTGTTCCTTGTATTTGTCCAGCACCCGCTTGACCACCAGTACCAGTACCAGTAATTGCTGGACCTAAATTCATACCTGAAGTGTCAATAGGTATTGCTGCTCCAGCACTCCCTGGTGTTGGTGTTCCACCCAACATATTACTCAACCCACTAGATATTTGTGAACCTAAATTGCCTAAAACACTACCAGGACCTGTGCCAATTCCTAAATTATTCAATAAAGTACCTCCCGCTGTTGGGACAGTAGATAAAGATTGAATCATTTGTAACGGCGACATTTGGGTTTGATTAGAAACTGTTGTTGGTGCTTTAATTGAGTTAACTAAATTTGAATAATTAACGGCGTTTTGGAACGGCGCATTCATTTGTGCCGCACCCGTGGTTAAACCAGCAGTAATTCCTTGAGCACCAACGTTTCCTAATGCTGTACTTGCTTGTGTTCCAGTTTGTTGATTTTGTAATGCTGCAGTCATTTGTTGTGATTGTAAGTTGGCTAATGCATTTGCTTTGGCAGTATCTACCGCAGTCTGACCTTGTTGGCTACCAAAGTTACCAGAACCAATTGCATTCGCTTGAGTACCAGCGGTTAATGTCGGTAATACTTGATTTAATTGATTAGTTTGAGCCGCAAACAACCCGCCTAAAGCGGTATTAGTATTTGGTGTAACTGCTCCCGTGTTTGGGTCAACATTCCAAGGGTTTGCTGCCCCAGATGAAATTTGTTGCAAATTATTTGAAGCAAATGTAAATGGGTTATTTGGACTTTGTAAAGTATTTATAGCACCTTGTGCTGTGGTTTGTCCAAAAGACGGAGCACCACCAAGTGCTGAACCAGCTTGGTTAACAACATTTTGTTGCGCGGTATCATACCACGTTGGTAGCGTTGTTTGAGTTTGATCTGTACTGGCTAAAAGATTATTTAAACCAGAAGAGTTTGTTGTTCCTGCCATTATGTTCTCACTTTATGTTTTGATTCTAACAAATAACCCAACGCACCCTTACTATCGGGAGGAAGTTTTTTAGCACCATGTTTTTGTTTATGTTTTCTAATAGTTTCCAAAAACTCATCTAGTACTTTAGCACCACTATCATTACTACCATTCCCTAAAGATGATACTACATCTGCAGGTATAACAAACTCACCATTTGCTAACATCGCTGGGATACTATCACTTGTGCCGTCACCATCGCCAGTAACGTAACGATGTTGAATTGAATTTAAACCACCCTCACTAAAAAACTGTGGGTTATGCCCTTCCGGCATACCAGGTACTTCTGGCATTTCCATAGGAACGCCAGCGGGTTTACTACCAATTGAACCACCATTAGCACGAGTTGTTGCCCCAGTACCAACTAACGGAATATTATATTGCGAAAAAGGTAAAGCTATTTGACTGCCTTGTATCAGTCCAGCCTCAAGTGTTGGTGGGTTTGTAGGAGGATTAGATGTTTGAGTATCTGTTGTTGTTGTTGTTGTCGGAGTAACTGTTGATAACGGCGATGTTACAGGTAATGTAGTATTGGAATTATAAGTAACTGGAACTGTCGGTATATTTAACGATGTATTAACTAACGGGGGATTTACAATATTTTCACTAACAACAACTGGGTTAGTAGGTAATCCACCACCACTACTACCACTACCATCAACATTGCCACCACCTAATCCACCAGTACCACCAGTACCACCAGCACCACCAGCACCACCACTACCATCAACATTGCCACCACCTAATCCACCACTACCACCAGTACCACCAGTACCACCAGCATTGTCACCCCCCAATCCGCTACTACCGCCACCACTACCAGCGTTAGAAGTTGTACTTGGAGTTATAATATTTTCAAGTGTGGGTGTGCCTGGTTCATTTGGTGTTGGTATTGGTGCTTCTATAATTGATCCAATATAACCACCATTTGGTGCAATAATATTATTACTTGCATCAATATAAGAACCTATGGGAGCATCATATTCAAGTAGTTCTGCTGGAGTTAACGGTGTTTTAGTTACAGGATTTGGAACAAGTGGTGTTTCGTTGTCAACAGATGCTAATGGGGCAAAAGTATTTTGCGGATTTGATGTTCCAGAAATAGCAGCATTAAACATATTTGATTCGGCAATGTTTATTGTACCATTAGCATTATAAACTGCATTATTTGATCCTAAAAATCCAGTTGTACCATCTGCTAAAGTAACAGGAATCATATTGCTTGTATCAACTTGTGTGGTGCTTGGTGTTGAATCGTTTGCTAAACCAGCTTTTACTTGACTACCAGCATTAGTTAAAGCACCACTAACAGCACCAGCTTCTAATCCACTAGCAATATCACCACCAGTTATTGCTGCTTTTGTACCACCTAATCCAGCACCTAATAAAGTGCTATTTACAAATTGAGAGTCTGTCGGAGATACCTTGCTTATAAGAGAAGGATCACCAGCACCAGTCACACCAGGTTGTGTTAACCCAGAGGTAACACCCCCCATTGTTCCACCAACTAAACCACCTAATAGCGGATTACCACCAGTAGCGGCAGCCCCTGTAACACCCACAATAGCGCCTGTTGCAGCACCTGGAATTATGGGGTTTGTGCCATAAGGTAAGTAACTATTAACCACTGGTGACACAGCACCACCAAGACCACCTAAAGCAGCACCAGTTAATAATCCCTGCGGTGTAATTTGGTTACCTTGAATTGTATTTACAATAGCGTTTGTTGCAGCACCTTTTAAAGCACCTTGACCAGCACCAGATAGTACTTGTGATGCACTTAATGGTGGTGTTAAACCACTTTGTAATGCACTATCAACCGACCCAGATGTAAGTCCAGTACCAGTACCATTTACACCCGAATTAATATAATTTAAACCAACATCTTGAGGAGTAAACGGTAAATTAATCGCTTCACCTGTTGCTAAATTTGTAGCATCATTAAGGCCAAGAGTAGACAATGGTACTTGACCATCAACCATTGCAGCACTAGCATCTGCGTAACCCATACCTTGAGCTACTTCATTTGCAGTTTGTATTGACTGCTCTACAGCACCAATACTATCCGCTGTAGCGGACGCCGGTAAACCAAATGCATCGGCAGCTACACCATTTGAAAGGGCATCAGCAACACTTTGGTAACCCATAGTTTGTGCGGCAGTTTCTGCATCCATAACAGTTACAGTACTTACTGCATCTGCTGATTCAACTGCCGCAGCTAATTCGGGTTGCATAGTAACTGCCGCAGCAGCTAACATGGCTAAACTACCCCATCCACCAGGTATTTTATCCCTTACACCCTTATCTAAGCCAGCGAAAACATCACCAACAGTCTGCGTAGCATTACTAAAAAAATTACTAACTCCGCTCATTATTCGTCCGCCATATATTGAAACTGCGGTAAATCGGATTTTACAAAGTTAACACCAATTGATTTAGCAAAAGGAATAATTTTATCGTTATCGACTTTTACATAAATTCTATCAATGTGCTTTTCATTTTTTAATTCTTGCATAAATTCTTTTAATGATTTTGCTAATGCCAAACCTTTTTCAACCGTAAATAAATGTACTTCTGCCATTTTTGGTTTAAACATAGTTACTACCATCAAAGAATCATTTTTCTGTAATAGCAAAGTATTCTTTTGTTTTAAAGCATTACTAAGACCCGAAGCAAGTCCCGTCGGGTCAACGCCGTGCTGTTGTGCAACTTGTGTAATTATTTCCGATGGTTTCATAGTAATTTAATTTGTTCTATATCTACATATGCAAATAAAAGGACATTTTCGCCCTTTTAATGACTAGGACCGTTAATACTTAATGTAACGGCTTCAGCCCAATCTTGCCAATTTTCAAAACTATCTGGATTTGGTATTGGGTACGCTAAAAAAGTTGAAATAGATGCTATGTGTCTAGCTGCGGATTGCCAATTATCTTCTGGTTCTAACGGTATGTTTTCTTGACCGTACCAGATAGCAAAGTTACCATTCCAATCTTCCCAAGTCGAGTAATTGGAAGAAAATGGAAAAAATGCTTGTACACTACGGGCGTTCGTCGCCATACTCTGCCGTAATAATGTTACGACCCATTTCAAAGTTACCGCCTAAGTCATTAGACTCAAACTTAATACGAAGCAAACGATACTCAACACGTAAATCAATTTTACCAGTCATATCATCAAAATAATAAGGACCAGATATTTGTGAATCAACATCATCATCGGCAAATTTACGACCTAAAATAGTCATTGACATTTTTCCAGATTGTAAGAAATTAGGTTCAAAACGTCTAATATGCATACGACGATTAATACCTTGTAGGCTATCACCACTTGGGCTACCACCAACCCAACTTAAATCACTAGTAGTAATACTAGAGTAAATAGCAAATTCACCCATATTATTAACCATGTTATATCCACTTTCATGTTGCCATAATGTATAACCGCCACTAGCAACATATGTTGGCTGACCAACGCCTACAGAAATTAAAAATACGGATGAACAGGTTACTAATGTAACACCAGGTGTACCAATTGTAGTATTAAAAATATTAACACTGCTAGTAATTAAATAAACAGTATCACTAGGTGTGGTAGAGAATGATATATAATCGCCAGGACTAAATTTACCCGTTTGGTCGCCAGTTAAATAAAATTGATTGTTGGTTGGCGGGTTTAATCCAGTGGGTGTAGCAATTGTTAAATTAGGGGGTGTATATTGAACGTTTAAATTCCAATCCGCCCAAATAGGGCTTGGGAACAATTCTGTCGTATAGCCACAAGAACGCTGTGAACCAACCGCTTGACCTGCGTCATACCAAATTTGGTCTTTGGTATTATAAATAATAGCATCGTTACACTCTGTTGAAGTGCCACGGGGATAGAAAAACCAAATCTCGTTATATCTTGGAATCTTAGTGGCCCATACTTTTTGACGTTGTTCATAATTAATGTTGTCAAATAAGTAGTTTACATTTTTATCGTTATCTAATACTTTTACACCACCGTTGTAAAGATAGAACCTATCAATACCCATCCAATAATAAGTCCCATCCATTTCAACAACTGCGTTGGATGATATGATAGAGATTTGGCTTGAAACAATATCGTATGACCAATAAGGTGCAGTAGTATTGCCAGATAAGAAAGACACACGAACTAAGGAATCTGTTGCCCAAAATAATCCAGATGGTGAGTTGGTACCACCACGCATTGTCATACCTTTTACAATTTTGGATGCTGATACGTTAACTTGGTTAGCTAATGGCCCATTCCAATCATATAATGTTTGTTCTGTATAAATACTGCTAACATTGTTATTGGCTAAGAAACCAGTAGTACCATACACAAATATAAATGGATACAAAACACAAACACCACCAGAAACTGAAATAGGCTTGTACGTTGGTTGCTGACCGGCCGTATCCGCAAGTCCCGTAAAAGTCCAGCTATTACCGGTAGAAGGCGCCACATTACCAACCAATACTTGAGACGGTACACCGTTATCAATATTAGTTAAGTTTTTACCAGGATGAGCTAATAAACTAAGTTGTGTTGTAGTTGGGTTGAACAGCGCATCAAACTGCCAATCATTTACAAACGGACCACTTGCGGGATCCGGCGAAAATGTTGGTACATTATTTAACCAAACCGTTGTTGGTGTTCCTGAGTATGGCTGTGTTAAAGTAATTGTTGTATCTGGTGAAGAGTATACTGATGTTTGTATTGTATAATTAGACGGGCTAGTTTGACTAAAAATAACCATAGAGCCGGGTGTAAAAACCGATGTTACGTCTCCAGAAACTGTAAACGAACTACTTGAGGTAAGCATTTTAATTTTTGCAAATGTTGTGCCAGGTAATATTTCCACTGGAAACGGTCCAATACCTGTACCGAAAGATAAACCAGTTGTAAACACATCTAACTCAAATGCATTACCAGCAAAAATATAGTTAATACCTTCATATGGTACTGCAATTAATCCACGATAAATTCCACTGAAACTAGAAAACAATTGACGATAGCCACCCATTTTACGGGCGCGTTCACGCTGAAAACGACACCAAACACCATCTGTAAATTCTTCTGTTTCAAACACAGTACCATCACGTTTTATACCGGGTTTAACCGCAACGGTATAAATATAATCGTATTGTGATAAATTAGAATCACTTGCCATTAAAATGTTCCGCCAGCAATCGATCCAGCAACAATTCTAGCTGGAGTTGTTAACAGAGGTTGTAGTGTATTAGTATTATCTAGAGTTAACATTGCGATTGAGTTTGCACTAAAACCTAAGATATTTAAACCTGATAAATACATACCAGTGTGTAAATCGTTGGTAAAAGAGTATGCTGGAGCACCAGCGTTTCCGTTGTTAGCACGGAATGTATTCGTTGTTGATTGTGTTAAAGTATATAGGTTTGTACCATCGCTCAATACCGTAACAATATTACCAGTGGATATAGACAAAGGTGTTTGTGAACTGCCTTGAACTTTAAATGTAATGTTATAACCAGCTTGGTTTGTATTGTTTACTAAAACATAAATCTGTGTAATCGGAGGTAATGTAACAGCCAAGTCAACGGTTCTTGTACCAGACTGTGCCACATAAGTTTGAATAATTGGAGCGTAAGCAACTAAGTTGAGTGTATTTAAAACAATCGCATCAACATCATAAGTTGCTGAAGTAAATGTTACATTTGATGCAGCCACCCACCCAACTGTAACAAAGTTATTAGTAGATGAATCAAAAATAATAAATCCAGAGTCACCTGGGTTTGTAGTAATTGTACTAGTACCATTAATTAATGCGGGGCTTGTTGGTGTAATTGCCAACGCACCAGTTCCATTATTTCTAAAGCCAATAAACCACCCAGTAGACAGTGTTCCTATTGCTGGTAATGTAAATGTGCCAGCACCATTATTCCAAACAAACGTGGAAGCACGACTTGAATTATTAATAACAGGCGATGTAGTTACATTAACAAGGTTTTGTGTTGTAGCTAATTGACCATTTACTGTGGTTAATCCTGCGCCAGCCAATGTGGCAGCGTCTGCAAAAGATGTGCCAACACCAAACGCAACGTTGCCCCAAGTACCAGCGGTTGTTGTATTATCTGTTAAATAAAAATAAACTGCTTTACCAATGTCAATAGTTACAGAGGCGCCACCAATTGCATCAGTAATAACAAAAGGATTAGCACCAAGGTTACGAAACAAAATATCAGTTCCGAGTGATCCTTGAGTAGCATCTGGTAACGCAATTTGAAGATTAGTAGTTGTAGCAATACAATCTGTAATGCGTGATGCTGGGACTTGAGTTGGGTTAACAACTTGAGGCCAGTAAAGTGTTTGATTAGTGCCAAAGGATAGGAAATAATATGATACATCCGTTGGTTGGACAACCGTCCCAGTAAATGGCGATGTAAAAGTCATGTATTAAGGTTCCTGAATTGTAGTATTGCGGTCGATACGACGTGAATTGTCTTCTTTTTTAAGCGCCGCTAATGAATCTGTGTAGTATTGTTTCCAAATAGGTAGTTTATCCAAGGCTTTTAGGTATCCTTGTGCTTGCAATAATGCACCAAATAACATGGCTTGCGGGCATTCACGGGTAAATAAGTTTTGTTGGTTCTGTGAATCCAATGGTTGAATCTCACTATAATAAATGATTTCTACGGGATATGTTGCATCTGGTAAAGGGGCGAAATTCCAGTTATTATAGTCATACTCAGCATAATACGTGGGTATTCCAGGACTTGATTGAGATTGATATTGTGATACATAATCTTGACTTCTGATTAGCATTGGAATGCCATTGGTCTTCATAGAAACAGTTTTACGCCAACGAGCAGGTTTAGCCAATACAGATTGATTAGCTGCAATGTTTGTTTCCACTACCGTTAATTGTAATAGTGTCTTTAATTCCGCGGCAATTGCTGACTCAGCCAACCCAATAAGGTTTGGAATTTGAGCTATAAATTGAGCATCATCACGTTCCATATAGTTGATAATATCAGTTACAAGGTTATCGTAGGTCATTACATAGGCACTAGTCATCGTGTGTAGTAACTTATATTAGGTTGGAAATAAATAGGAGACTTATCACGGTCTTCTTCACTGGCTTGCATAAACGCTCTTTGTGCTTGTGCTTCTAAGTATTGAATACGTGTCATATCAACATCAGGTAGTTGCATCGAAACACTATGAGACAATTGTTTTTGAATACAATTAACCCAACGATCTGGTATATAGATTTCATTTGTCAAAGAACCAACGTCTTGCATTTGAACTTCTACAAGCAATTGGAACATCTGGAAATCATTGTTAGGTACTGGCCACAAATACATTGATGGTTCAATTTGACGGTCAAACCAGTACTGCAAAGAGCGTTGGCTTGGGAATTGTTTGTTTGGAAGATTCCAATAGTCATCACGATTTAATCGTGCAAGTGGAATAACTTGTTGGCTTGTTGAAAATACAATTTGACGAACTGAAAATGTTGAAGCAACAGTTTCGCGCAAACGATAATACTGATAAGGTGGCGTAGTAGAAATATTATAATATTGCCATTGCTTATCTGACATAGTAATAGTTGGAAATGTTTGAACAGTAGTCCAAGCAATTCCATCATTACTTACTTCAAATGCAAGATTGTATGTTACTGAACCAGCGGGTGCGTACGCATTCCAACCAACGTAATACACTGGTAGTGCTGGATTATATTGTAGCCCAAGATAATTTTCACCAATAGTAGACGTAGCATGGGTTTGTAAATTTAAATCAAAAGCTGCAGGTGAACTAGGATTATCAACTGGCAAGTACAAAGATGCTTGGTTATTAATAACGTAAACCCAATTTGCCTCACGAACGTCAATCGTAGTTTTAGGAAGAACCAATTGTTGTTGTGCATTTAAAGCACCGTATAATTGGTTTTCTAAAAGCCATAAATTAACACCGAGATTAGACAAATTTTGCAGATTATAAAATAAAGCCTGCTTACTAGCATTAACCAGTTCGGGTGTCATTTCTTCTGCTGTTTTACCAGCATCACGAAATGCGTATGAAATTAACTGGTCAACGTTTACTGTTGTCTGACCCGTGGTGTTACTATAAGCCATTTATCGTCCTCTACCAGAAGCTCTTTTATTTACTTTATTAGGTAATTTATTTGATGCTGGACCAGCCTTTACAAACTCTTTACCAACCTTTTTAGGTATGCCGAGCGTAGATTTACCTTCCGCTGCGGCATACATTGCACCTTGTTGAGCTTTAGATTTGTATGGCATATTAGCAAGCCTTTTTAACTTTACCACCACGTTTTTGAGCTGGCATATTAGTTGCATTACCCATTGTATCAACGGGAGGCATAGGTTGACCAGTGGGAGCTGCTGGAGCTGATGGAGCACCAGCGTTTAAACCCGCCAATCCCATTGCCATACTTTCTCCAGGACCCATTGATTTGCCTGCTGCTTGTTCTAATTGTTTAGCTTTTAAGTATTTAGCCATTGATAATTTAGCAGCTTCATTTTGCTCAGGAGTTCCCATTACTCTATTTTTTATTCGAGTTCCTAAATCACCAGCCGCTTGACCTATGCTACTTAGGACACCACCACCTTCATCATACTTTTTTATTTTGCCACCTTTTTTATATTTATTAGGCATTTCTTCAACACCAGATTTAGCATCTGCTTTTCCTGGTTTAATATCTTTAGTTTTTTTAATTCTGTCTAAATCGCCAGATGCTTTTTTAGCTCCATAAACATTTTCAACGTTACCGCCAGATTTATATTTACGAACGATAGCATTTTCTTTTTTAGAACGACCACCTTTTTTCAGTTTAATTTCTGTAGGCTCTTTGTCATGCTCAGATTCGTCATGTTGTTTAAAAGCTTTTTTAATAAGCTTTTTGTCTTGAGCCAAATCTTCACCCATTTCTTCTGATTCAGCGTGACCGCCTGCTTTCATGGCTTTTCCGCCACCGCAGTAGTCTTCTGATTTAGCGTGTCCACCTGTTTTAAAGTGTGCCATTTTTGGTAGTGTCTTAAATCCGTCCATTTTATTTCCTCGAGGTTAAATTAGTTAAGAGAGTGATCAGCTCCTAATACTACTTATGCAACAAATACGTTAAAAATGCCCTAAATATCAGTCAAAAACAGTTCTTTTTCTTTTCTTCGGCGATTTGTAAGTTCTGGCGGGTGTACCCAATCCATAAAATATTGACCCGCTAATTTGTACTGCCCTGCATTAAGTGCTTTTACCAACCTAGACGTTTTAAACCCATTGGGTCCAATATTGAAGCAAAGGCTGTACAAAGCATCGTATTGGTTCTGGGTAAGGGGTACACTCACAGAACTCGTAACGGCCTCGTCACACCAGCTTAAATCGTGTCTAAGGAGCTCGTGTACCTCTTTGTCTGTCAGTTCGGTAGTGATTAGGTGTGGCTCATCTGGTTTTATAAGATGGCCAACGCCAATTGTCCACAAGCCACGCGAATCTTTGTAGGCCTTGTTGCGCTTACCTTCTAAATTAACAATAAGGTTTAGGGTTGATTCTGCAATAGCCATAATTTTATTCTCTATAATAATGGGAGTTTTGGGAAATAAAAATACAAATAGGCACAACCACGCCACTAAAAATGCTTTTCTATTCATTTACTCAGTGCGTCGTACTGTTCGTAGCAGGCTTGGAGGTTTGATCTGAGCACGTCTGCTCTGGCAGCTTCCCGTTCAAGAAACTCTGCATCCTCGGCAGAAAGGGACAACCCAGTTCCACTTTGTCCATTTGCGGAGTCCTCGGCACGACTGGGGCGCTTGCGCAACTGGCTAACAGCATCAAGCAACTGATTGTTGATATCATTAATTTGAGCATCTTTTTCTTTCCTTATTTGGTCTGCGGCGGCTTGGTGTTCGTTTTCAAGTTCTTGAATCTTTGCTTGTTGTATTTCCTTATATCTCTCAAAACGAGCAGACTCAAAACTGTATCCAGCGTAACAACAAACAAGTAACAATAGAATAATAAGTCCAATTTTAACATAGGTAAGGATGGGTAAAGGAAACATTATTGTGGCTCCGTATCCTTTTTCATCATAGTAGCCGCACCGCCCGAGCCAGAAATAATCCCGAGTGCTTCAGCAAGTTCTCGAAGACTAATTTGTGCTACAGACACTTCGTATGCGGCCAAAACTAGAACCGCAATGGTACTAATAAACCAAGTAAACCTAGCAATATCATAAGTTTGGTTATCTTTTCCAGTTAGTAATTGTTTTAAAAATTCTTTCATTTTCGTATTTGATCCAGTTTATCTTCTACACGATGAATAGCTTTTAAAACTTCCTCCCAACGATCTGAAAAGTCATCTTTGTGTACATAATTTTCAGCCAAATGTGTTCTAAGGTCGTGAAGGTCAATTTTAAGTGTCTGAACTGCTGTCCATAATTCTTTTAAAAACCAACCGATTGCTACAAAAACAAGCGGTAATGCCATGTTAAAAAACGACTGAAGATCCATAAGTGTTCTCAAAAGATTAAATAATAGTTGCCAGTGCTAGTGGGATTAGCAAATGACCAGCCTGTGTTGTTGCCTGCGTCAACGTTACTAGACGCTGTCGGTGCATTCCATGTTGCGCCACCTGTTGCATTTGAATCTTTAATAGATAAATAGGTTGCGTTTACGGTATTACTTGCCTGTGATATGGTTGCCTGTGTGCCGCTTGAACTGCTAGTTAAATACTTTAATGTTGAACCACTTGTAACAAAATAGCCTACAGTATTTGTGGTTGAAGCGGTAAATTGAAGCGTACCAATGTCAAATGTAAACATCCTAGTAGAGCCTTGAGTAAATGCGCCCGAAAAAGCAAATGTTGGTGTGCCTGATCCAGTACCTAAAACTAAAGGGAAGTCCCATGTTTTGCCGTTGGGTGTAATAGTTTGTGTAGCAGAAGTTGAAACAAAAGTAGTAGGATTCGTACCAGCGGTTAGTGTGCAAGACGATCCAGTATTAAAATTACCAAAAATTTGTCTAACAGCATTGGCTAGTGTTCCAGAATTAACTGTTAAATTGTTGTAAGTATTTGCAGAACCTTCTGTATAACTTGCACTAGAACTAAGTGCAAAATTTAATGCTTGGGAAGATGTGTTTGCCGCTGTTACTATAGTTATTGAAGAAGCTATACCCCCAACGCTTATTAAAGAAGTTCCTGTATAAGAAAATCCCGTAGCACTATTAATAGAAAATGAGCCGAGGACACTTGGGTTAATAACTATTGAGCCAGATGTACCAAACTGTATTGCCCTAGTGTTTGAATTGTTTGATGCAAAACTTGTACAAGTTAATGAATAACTATTTAAATTTAATGTACCATTTGTTAACGTAACAATATTAGATGAACCTTGACCAAATATAGAATTGCCTGCTAATGTAGCAGTAAAGCCTGCCGCGTTAATAATTAAATCACAATTAACAGTTTTACCATTTGTGGTTATAGTAGAAGCACCAGTTATTGTTAAACTGCCAGCCCATGATGTAGCAGTCGTGGTAGTAGAAAGCGTAAAACTTCCCGCACAACCTAAAGTTCCACTACCTTGAATTGTGCATGTTGAACCCGTTGTATCTAAACTAGCACAATTTAATGCACCAGTAAGTGTAATCGTTGGGGAACCAGAACTGCCATTAATAAAAACTGCATCAGCACTTGTAGGAACAGAGGCACCACTACTTCCACCAGAAGTTGTTGACCAGTTGGTAGTTGAAGAGGTATTCCAAGTTCCAGAACCCCCAACCCAGTATCTATTAGCCATTTAATTATTCCTATTAAGCTTGTATTGCAACAGCCGGAACATCCCAGTATGAGTCTGCCGCATTCCACACACAACCAACGTAGACTGTTTTACTGGCGGCAATAGCCGTGGGCAATGTTGTCCCAATTACACGATATCCACCAGTCGTGGTTGTCCAAGATATTGACTGACCAGAGCCACTGTCTTTAATACGAATAGAAAGTTTTTGACCATCCGTTGGGGTACCGCTAGGCGCCGCAAAAGTTGCTGTCGTGGAAAGTGCCGTGACATTATATTGGTCAGCATTATCAGACGACGGTGTTATAGTTGTTGCTGAAGAAAGCGAGACAATACGCTGGGTAATTCTTTTGTTTGTCAGCGTCTGTGTATCGGTAGTACCAACGATAGCGCCCGCTGGCGCAGTTAATGATGTACTCCAAGCTGAACCTGTGGAGACTGCAATGCCAGCTCCTGGGTATGCTGTTGGACCCGTTGCACCACTGTAGCCAGAGATACCACTAAAGCCAGAGATACCACTATAGCCAGAAATGCCACTATAGCCAGAAATGCCACTATAACCACTATAGCCAGAAATGCCACTATAGCCAGAAATGCCACTGTAACCAGAAATACCGCTGTAACCACTGTAGCCAGAAATACCACTGTAGCCAGAAAGTCCAGCTAAGTTTTTAACTACGCCAGAGGTGTTTTTATAAAATAGGTATCCATCAGCAATATTAAGTGCCAATTCACCTAATGCTAAATTGCCAGATGAGGGTTGATTTCCTGGTGTAATACTATAATATAGTTCTATGGGTGTGTAGCCAGATTGTGCCATTTTTATTCCTTTAGGTGCTCTAATATTTCTTTTGGTTTTACAAAACGATCATTGCTATGTTCAGTGGCTTCCCACCATATAAACTGATTGTCTACTAAACATGATCGGTCTTTTAGTAGATTAATGTTTTCTGGGTGTCCAAATATTAACGGATCAGATGGCCCCCATAATACAATTCCTTTTTTACCTTCATCCCAGCCTAAGTGCTGGAAAAAACTATCTACTCCAATCCATATTTGACATTCGTGAATTAGCTTGCGTAGTTCAACAATGGGTAAATTTTTTCTAAAGTCTGGTGCTAATTGTTTTTCGCCCTCAACGCCAACTTGAACAACGTGCATATTTTTTTGCAATTCGTATACAAGTTCTTCCCAATATGGATAGTTTTTTGGGTTTTCTTTACCTGTTCTTAACTTCTGCGCATACGGGGCTATGATAATCATAAGTACATCTTCCTATACGCATTTTCTAAACTGTCTTTCCACCTCCACTGATCCATCTTTTTATAGATATTCCAAGGCTCAATGTCGCCAAATAAGTGATGTGCTTCGGCTATCGATTTGCCGGGAACCACTTCAGGGTAGCAGCTAAAAACTTCAGCGCTAGGGATTAAAGGAAGAATGCGACTAAATACAATGTGGTCGCCAAGCCCGCAATTAAGAACCACAATGGTCTTAGAACGATAATCGAGAATATTTCTAAAAATTTGTTCATCATGTCCATATAAATCTTTGTTCTTTTCCATCCGTATACCACCGTTTGGTTCCTTCATATGCCACGTTATGGCACCTGGCACTGCTAAAATTTTATACCCTTTTTGGTATAAACCATACGTAAACAACGTTTCTTCTCTGTGCGCTACCCGTGACAGACCAAGATTATAATCATGCACCATAGCACGGTAAAGAAAAGAGCAGTGTAAATGTTCAACTTCTGTCTCCTTATGAATCATACCCCATTGAATGTTTGGTTCTTTATCAATGTTGTCAATTTTGCCAGTAACTTTACTAGTGTCTGGCATATACGGCGGTGTCAGTATTGAACCACCCACCGCACCAATGTCATCGTCAGTATAATAAAATAATTGCTCCAATACGTCGGGTTCTGGTATAGCGTCATCATCAACGCGCCAAACCCAATCAAATCCTTCGGTATTGGCAGACTGGTGGATAAAATGCTGACCACGTCTGGTGGCATAACGCCACTCCCATTCAATACCTTTAATGTCTAACATCTGAAAAAAGTATGAGTAAATCAGCTCTTTTCGCATGTCTTGTGGTTCATCATTGTCATCAAAGATAACCAATTTATCTGGTCGTTTTGTTTGATTAATAATGGCGTTTAATACTAACGGCAAAGTTGTAAAGTACCTACCACGAGTTGCTACAGAACAAAGAACCTTACTCATTGTCCCACCTACAAATCATTAAGTTGCTTGGGTTAAAGTTGTCTACTGGAACCATTGTGTCTGAAATACCACCGTGATGGTTGATATAAGCAAACTTAAAGCCAGGAAAATCTTTTTCTGTTAATCCATGCAACTTGTGATGCTCGCCCCAAAAGCCCTTTGGCTCGTTATGAGGTACCGTAATTAAAAGGCGTTTACAGTGCTTTTTAAGCCTCTCTACGACCTCTAAACCGTTGTCAAGGTGCTCCACTACCTCGAAGGCTATAATCGTGTCATAGTCGCCTAAAATGAACTTGTTAATATCACCACTAACAAACAGATTATTTGGCCCGTCCCAGTTTTGTTCTTTTGCTACATCAACAATAATTGGGTCGTAGTCTAATCCAATATAATTGATGTAGTCATCAAAAAACTGTCTTCCATACCCAGTAGAACACCCAATTTCAAATATACTATTGCCTGTGATGTTTTTATTAGCCCATTCGTAGCGTTGTATCTCGCGCGGGAATACTTCATCGCCTTTAAGAAATACGGCTCGTTCGTAGTTATTAGACAGTAAGTATTTGTAATAATCTTGGTTGTACTTCTTGGCTAACTTCAGTTCGTTACTATAAAAAATGTCTTTCCAATTTTGCACTAAAGTTTCGTCATGCACCGTACCTTCTGCTACATGATAAATTGGAAAATCACCTCTAAAACCAACGTCTACAATCTTAAACCCATATAATTCAGCAAGGTAGCAAAAGTCAATATCCTCACAACCACCAACGCCGTACTGCTCATCTAATAGACCGATTGTGTCAAACACACGCTTTTGAATCATTACACAAAAGAACACACCAAAATAACTATTTGTAATTGGTGATTTTTGTGTTAAGACAGCACTAATATCTGCACCAACATCTAAACGACTTAACCAACTTTTGTCTAATATAACGGTATCATTATTTAATAACACAACCTTGTCGGCTCTTGCTTCTTTAATACCCTCGTTAGTTGCCTTTGCAAATCCTAAAGCATCATCATTAAACACAGACACCAAGTATGGTATTTTTGTATGTAACTCTTGCAAATAGTCCCAAGTGTTATCTTTACACCCATTTGCAGATATAATTAACTGCACATCATTCATATTAGTGTGCTTGATAATAGAATCCACACACGGTTTCAAATACTTTTCGCAATTGTTATACGTAGGTATAACGATACTATATTTCATATTAGTCCTCTGAGTTCGTACGAACCCTAATTGTACTACAATTTAAAACAATTCAAAAAACTTTGAATTTGTTGTTGAGGCAGTATTATATGTAAAAATAATCCCTCCAGATCCACCATTGCCACCAGTGGATGCTGTTGATCCTGAACCACCCGCACCACCACCCAGTACTATGCCACCACCACCAGTTGCAGCAGTACTTCCAGTAGATGCTCCACCACCACCACCACCTGGTCCAATTGTACCCGCTGGAAAAAGTGAATATATTGTCGATGTAGAGCCAGTAGCACCGTTAAAGTTAGTTGAACCATAACCGCCGCCAGCGCCACCGCCGTTTGAACCAGAAGATGCACTAACACTATTTGTCGCGCCCGCACCAGCGGTTTGTCCTGTTGCTGCACCACCAGCACCGCCTTGAGTTGTTGTTGGAGAACCACCAGCACCACCAACAGTAGTTAATGTAGCCGCGGAGCCACCGCCACCACCACCAAATCCTGTAGATGTGCCACCAGTTCCTCCGTTACCCCCGACACCCCCAGGACCGCCAGCGCCACCACCACCACCTTTACCACCACTAGCATTACCACCACCACCACTACCACCAGAATTTCTTACTGTACCAACAGAACTTCCCCCTAACCCACCATTACCTGGTATGGTTGAAGTTGCCGCAGAGCCACCTTTTGCTAAAGCTCCTTGACTTGTTAGTGTAGGCGCAGAGTTAGCTGTGGCATTAAACCAAGTATCGCCACCATTAACTCCAAAAGTACCGCCGTTTCCGATGTTTACATAAACTGTTTGGCTTGCCGATAGTCCAGTTACCGCTGTAGATTTTACGTACGCACCACCACCAGAACCGGCACCGCCTGATGTGGTTGTTGACCTATAACTACCACCGCCACCTCCCCAACATTCTACAGATACAAAACTGCTAAAATCGCTGGGAATAGTGTAGGTTGCGCCTGCTGAAATATAAATTGATTTAGTTGCCATATTTACTTTATTGCGTAAATGCTACAGCGTCCCAATACACATCTTGCGAATTATAAATACACCCCACATAAAGTACTGTGCTGGCTGTAGTTGAAGTTGGTAATGTGATTCCTTTGGCTCGATAGCCACCAGAGGTTGTTGTCCATGTCAGTGTTTGTGTAGTTCCATTATCTTTAATACGAATAATTAGTTTTTGCCCATCTACTGGTGTTCCACTAGGAGCTAAAATTGTCGCTGATACTGCAAGTGCTGTTACCTCATACTGAGTAACAGTTGTCGTTGGTGTAATGCTTGAGGCTGAGGTAGTTGATGTTGTTGAGACATAGACACCACTGTAGCCAGAGTATCCCGATGTTCCAGAATAACCAGAAATACCACTATAACCAGATACACCAGAACCACTATATCCAGAGTATCCAGAAGTGCCCGTTGAACCAGTAGCACCACTATAACCAGATATACCAGAACCACTATATCCAGAGTATCCAGAAGTGCCCGTTGAACCAGTAGCACCACTATAACCAGATACACCAGAACCACTATATCCAGAGTATCCAGAAGTACCTGATGAACCAGTAGCGCCACTATATCCGCTATAACCAGAAATACCAGAACCGCTGTATCCCGATATACCAGAGCCACTATAGCCAGAATAACCCGATACGCCAGAGCCACTATAGCCAGAATATCCAGATATACCAGAGCCACTGTAGCCTGATATACCAGAGCCACTGTAACCAGAAAACCCACTATAACCAGAAATACCAGAACTTCCCGTAGCACCAGAGATACCACTAAATCCAGAATAACCAGAATATCCAGATGTTCCAGTTGAACCGTTTAGTCCACTATACCCAGATGTTCCGCTGAATCCACTATAGCCAGATGTACCTACTTGACCGCTATAGCCAGAAAAACCACTATAGCCAGATGTTCCCGTGCTACCCGTATCACCAGAGATACCACTAAATCCAGAAAATCCACTATAACCAGAATAGCCAGATGTTCCCGTATTGCCCATTGGACCACTGTACCCCGATATTCCACTAAATCCAGATATACCACTATATCCCGATGTTCCGCTATATCCTGAGTAACCAGAAATGCCAGAACTACCAGTAGCACCAGAAATACCGCTAAATCCGCTATAACCTGAATAGCCAGATGTTCCTGTTGCACCAACAGGCCCACTGTAACCAGAAATTCCACTAAACCCAGACATACCACTATAGCCAGAAAAACCACTATATCCAGAATAACCAGAAATACCAGAGCTACCAGTAGCGCCAGAGATACCACTAAATCCAGAGTAACCAGAGTAGCCAGATGTTCCCGTTGTTCCTATTTGACCGCTGTAGCCAGAATAACCAGAAATACCAGAGTAGCCAGATACACCAGAGCCACTGTAACCAGATATGCCAGAACCAGAATAACCAGATATACCACTGTAACCAGATAAACCCGATGTTCCACTATAGCCAGATATTCCACTATATCCAGATTTACCACTGTAACCAGATATTCCGCTATAACCAGATAAACCTAATCCGCTATAACCAGAGTAACCAGAGTAGCCAGAAAATCCGCTAATGCCGTTAGTAACAGCAAAAATAACATCTAAATTATTTGCAAAGTTAGTTGTGCCAGTACCCGATGAATTAATTAAAGTTACTGGATATGTCCAATAACTATTGAAAGAACCTGGGTTTGTATTAGTTGGGGTACCAGTTACTTGCCATACTTGATAATTTGAACTATTAGTTCTGTCTTGAATTGTAAAATCTTCGGTTTGAACTATTAACGCTAAGAAAATATCAACGTCAGTACCAGTAAATGTTAAGTGTGAAACTGAAATTTGTGTTGCGTTAATTTGTGTTGCGTTATTCCAAGTAATTAATCCATTACCCGGGTAGCCCGAAGTAATTGTTGTATTAGCTTCGTATTGAAATGATGTGGAAGAACTTCCTGGTGTTCCACTATATCCACTGTAACCAGATACACCACTATAGCCTGATATACCACTATAACCAGAAGCTCCACTATAGCCAGATTTTCCACTGTAACCAGATATTCCACTGTAGCCAGATACACCAGAACCGCTGTATCCCGAGTAACCTGATACACCAGAGCCACTATAACCAGACACTCCACTAAATCCAGAGTAGCCAGATACACCAGAGCCACTATAACCAGATTGTCCAGAAGTACCACTGAAACCACTATATCCAGAGTAGCCAGATACACCAGAGCCACTGTAGCCTGATATACCACTAAATCCAGAGTAGCCAGATACACCAGAGCCACTATAGCCAGAGTAACCAGACACTCCAGAACCACTATAGCCAGATTGACCAGAAGTACCACTAAAGCCACTATAACCAGAATAGCCAGATACACCAGAGCCACTGTAGCCAGATATACCACTAAATCCAGAATAACCAGATACGCCAGAGCCACTATAACCAGACGGGCCACTAAATCCAGAGTAGCCGGATGTTCCAATACCACTGTAGCCAGAGATACCACTAAAACCAGAGTACCCACTATACCCAGATACACCCGAACCACTGTACCCAGATTCACCACTAAAGCCAGATACCCCAGACATGCCACTATAACCAGAGGCACCACTTAGTCCAGAATAGCCAGAAAGCCCAGATACCCCACTATAACCCGATACACCTGAGAAGCCACTATAGCCACTGTAACCGCTTATTCCTGATCCAGAATACCCTGATATACCAGAGAAGCCAGAAAGCCCAGAAACACCGCTATAGCCAGAATAGCCACTAATACCAGAATAGCCAGAAAAACCAGCTCCACTAGCACCACTAGCTCCAGAGTAACCAGATGCACCAGAATAACCAGACACCCCAGAATAACCAGATGTACCAGAATAACCAGAACCACCAACACCACTATAACCAGAAAATCCAGAAAAACCACTAAAGCCACTGTAGCCAGAAAAACCGCTAAATCCAGAGACGGGACCAACAACTTGTGTTGAGCCGTCGCTGTAATAGATTATTAAATCGCCGTTTGTTGGGTTGTAAATAATGTTGGTAATCAATTTACCAGGCGACGCAGCATTAGCAATCTGTGATACAGACGCTTGCTTTGTTACACCGTTTTGTACGACTGGTACTTGCTCATTACCCGTTAAGGTAGTTGCGACCGGTAGTTGGGTTATACTTTGATCAGCCATCTTATGTGTATGTAAATCCACCATGGAAGGTGGTTGAACCGAATGGAGAAATTGCTGTTATATCGGCAACGCCAGTAACCGCTGATACTGGGGCAACCGCAGTAATTGTTGTTGAATTAACAATATTAAATGAAGCTGGCAATCCTTCAAATTTAACTGTTGTCACATCGGTAAAGTTAGCGCCAGTAATAGTAACTGGTGTCATTGCTGTACGACCACCGCTTGACGGTGACACAGAGTAAATGTAAGGATTTAATGTTTGAGGTGTTGGTTGAACATTACTCATTGTATTTAAATCGCCTTGAGTATTGTAACTTGGAACACCATCAATAAAGATTGAATTAACATCAAGACCAAATTCGCCTTGAGTTTGAATTTGATTGCCACCAATTGGACCTGTTGCCACAGAAACATCTGGGCGTGGGAATCGTAGTGCAATGTTTTCAGTTTGACGCGCGGGTAGGCGCCACGGGTCAAAATTATCTAAATCTTCTTTACAGACTCGCATGCCTGGAAAGTTAGGGTCCGGCATGAGCTCGACATAAGGAAACTTTCTGTTGCAGCGATCACACACCGCAACAGAAAGTACCGAATTACCTCGAGTGTCAAGATAGACTGGCATTTAATTGCCTTACGCTGACTGACCGTCTAGCTTAATTAAAACACCACCAATATTAATACTTACAACAGCTGCCGTTGCCGCGCTACTTGCTACTTGAAACCTTAGGTCTGTTCCCGCCGCATATGGAAATGGAAAATGCCGTTGTACTTCATAACTAGTATTGTAAGGAGTTTGTACAATCACTCGTTGTACGCCAGAAGAAGCGTTTGTTAGTGCTCTGTATGTTGTATAGTTGGCTGTATTTCCATTAAACGAAGAGTATGCACCGTATCTATAACCATAAAACGTATAGCCATTAGGAACGGTATAAACAGCCATTTGTGACGTACCAATACTTGTAGTTGCGCCGTTTACAACTTGGGTATTAATTTGAGCATAAACAGTACCACCTACAGATAATGTAATTACGCCTGTGGGGTTAGTTGCAGAGCCTACAGATACAGATATGTTATTAATTCTAAAATATGAATTAACTGTTGTTACTCCAGTTGTTCCATTTAAAACTAAATTTTCTGTAAGAATGTTGTAATTAGTATCTAATCCAGAAATTGTAATTGTAGCAGTATCTGTATTAACCGTACTCACTAAAGTCATTGTAGAAGCAGAAGATGGAAATACATAGTCAGTTGTAGACATGTTTTCCCAAACAGTTCTAAATACTCCTGCGGTAGCGGGCGTAGTTCCGTAAGCAAAAATATTTGCAGTACTGTGACCTGCAATTTGATTACGAGATACTTGAAGCTCAAATGGTTCGTATGCTCCCTGTACGGATACAGAGGGCATTACTGATGGGCGTTGTTGTAGATTTGTTACGAGTGCCATAATTAATTTCCTTTAAAAGTTAAGAAGAGGGCTGAAGCCCTCTAGGCAAATTAATTATTGGTGTAACCTTGACCAACGTTGATGATAGAACCTGTGTAATTACGTGCTGTGTAATCTACAGAAATAGTACCACCCAAAGAACCGCTTGACAATGTTGTTACAGCAGCCGCAGAAAATGTTAATGTTGCGTCTAGTGTGCCAATGTTTTCAAGGATAGCAGCAGTTGCAGCAGTCGCTGTAAATACACCAGTAATAAGACCACCAGCGGCAGTCGGGGTAATTGTTCCGATTGCTGTAGTTGTAACTGCACCAGTTGTTGGGTTAGTTTGAGCGATTGAAACTGTGATTACACCACCAACTAAACCACCTGCAGCTACGTCTTGGTATAGTTTAAAACCTTCAATAATTGCGCCAGCTGGTAATACGAAAGGAGTTGCTGTTGTTTGACCAATATCTGCCGTTGTTAGAGTAGTAGCACCAACCGTAGTTGTTGTAATTGGGTTGGTAATGTAACTTTGTTGTGAGCAACGAGCTGCACCAGTATTATCTGGGGCGATTACGCCGTTGTTTGTTGGGTTGTTATATTTATAGATTCGGACTGGGCCGGTATAAGAGACTGACATTTTTATTTCCTATCAAGAGGGAATCCACAATAGATACTTGACTATCTCACCGGGTAGATTACGGGAGCTATATGTGGATGATTCTACCTATAACTACTTATGCAATATTTTTAATAATAACGCCCTAAAATGCAAAAAAGCCACCTTGTGGGTGGCCTTTTTGCTCTGCGGAGGTTTGGATTACAAACCAGGTGTTCCGTAGATGTTACGTGCGTCGTGCCAACCAGTAGCGTAACGCTCTGTGGCCTTATAACGCATAGAATCAGTCTCGAAGTCACCTTCCATGGATTTCTCCATTGGACGACGCATAACGAGCATGAGGCCATTTTCTGCATCAGTTTGAATCCACCATGCTTTGGAAGATGACAAACGGGTTACAACGTGTGTACCCTTCGGCAACATACCAGTAGACTTGATTGGGTTCAAATCGTTATCAGCTGTACCAGAACGGAGAACAGACTTCAGAATTACTTCTGACTGGAACTCGAGTGCTGGTGGAACAACTAATTGCTCTGCCTTCAAGCGGATACGCTTACCGTTGTTGTCAACAGCAGAACGAATCTGAATGAGTAACTGCTCAACAGAAGTTTGTGATAATGAAGCGGCTGTGCTTAACTGGTTAGAGTAAGACGCACCGTTAGCGATTGGGTGAGCAGTGTTAATCAAAGTCACGCCGTCGCCACCAGTGTAACCAGCTGTGAACGCAAAGTTCAACAAGTTAGCACATAATGTTTCCTTAGTTTCAATCATAGACTGAGCTAAGTGTTTAGCGAAGGTGCTACCGATACGAATGTGGTCACCGTCTTCCATCAATACTTTGGTTAAAGCGTATGCTAAACCATAGATTTGATAGATAAATCGTGTGATGTACAATGTACCACCTTGGTCATAGCTGACAGGAGTTCCGTCAGGCATCGCAGGTGCAGCATTCATACCGAAGAGCATTACTTCTTCGTGATAGTTACGTGGAATACCCTGGATCTGTTCTACAAATCCCTTCCACTCGTCAGAGCGTTGTTCATAAACGCCATCAAAGACTTCGTTGATAATCGGTTCGACTACCGCACGAAAGTCGGTACTACGCATTGGGGTTGCCATTGCTTATCCTTTCGTTGTTAATTAGACCGAGATCGACGGAGCGACGATTTGGCTGTTTGCAATCTGAACTTGTACGATTGTGTAAGCATCGCCCCAAGCATTTGTATTACCTGCTGGGTATGCTACTTCACGTCCGAGTCCAACCACTTTAACTTGGCCTTGAGCGCCGAGAGCTACAGAAGTAGCTGCCAATGCTGTCTGGCTGAAACCAGCACCACCATTACCAATAGAGTAGCCTACTGTTGGGTTGTTGGTTGCGTCAAAGTTATACTCTTGGCCGATTGCTGTTGTAAGAACAGAACCGTTTACTTGAGCTTCAAAAACCAATGCTGGGTCAGTAAATACCCAGAAAATGATTTGTGTGTAAGAGTCTAATTGAGTCTTAGAAGCCCACTTAGCTACAGAACGGCGACCTTGTGAGTCTGTAAATTCGACACCGTCGAATACACCGAACATGCGGCTAGTAGCAGCTGCGGTAGCAGCAGGAACTAATTGACCAGAGGAATTAATTCCCACTGGCTGATACTGGTAGAAAGCCTGACCAGAAGTTAGACCGTACGGTGCGTTGTATGAGTTATCCGTAGCAGCTTGAAAGCTGTTGGTACCCACAAACTGCGTAGAACGATCTAAACCACTTGGGTGGTAAGCCGGCTTCATACCAAAGGGTTGAAATGTTGCTGACATATTGTCATTTTCCTTTGTTTTTGAAGAATGTTAAGAGAAACGAATGTTTTTATTATTCGCCTTAGCGGTTTCCTTTTCCATTTCCAATAAACCACCTTCCAATACTGAGCGGCCGCCTTTGTTTCCTTGAGCTGTATCACGCACTTGTGCAGTAATATTTTTTTGATGCTCGAGAGGATCTTCAAGGTGAAGCATACGCATCACTTCTTGGTAGATATCTTCTGGTAATTTGAAGAGAACCATTTCGTTACAACTAACACAGCCTTCAAACTTGCCTGAACTCATTTTGCCTAGCGATTCAAAGCCCATACCTAATTCCGAGGCTTTCACTGGCTCATAACCCAATGCGATACGTTTGTCGATACTGTCGTAAGTATTGGTCGTTGATAACCAACACAAGTGGAAGCCAGGAATAATCCCATTTTCCAAATCGGGCAACGCACTGTTTGCCCACTTGTCTCTAAACGCATCAAGGCGTTCACGACGTGCTTTTTCATCTTCACCGACGATTGAACGTTCGGTTACTACTTCTTGGACTCTATCCGCAATGCGGTCTTCTAAGTCACGTTTTATTCTTGTATTTGCCATTTTAATTAACCTTTATTTTGACGATCATACGACGCATAAGCGCGAATCATTTTGTTTCGTTTATCTACATCATCCCATGCACCAGCATCTTTAATTGCTTGCACTCTGTCACGACTTAATGTGATGGTGCCTGCTTTAGGACTGGTTGTATTTGCAACTCTGCTTGAAGCAGTTGGGTTTGACCGTTTGTTACTTCCACCTTTACTTGTATATCGGTGTGGTAAACGGCTTGATAAACGACTGTCTAACTCTTCCCAATACTCAGGATCTGCTGGATCCCAACCATCGGCTGCGAGGTCTTGGTCAATTACTTTGGCAATTCTACTATCTGTATCTCTAGCTTGCGGGTCATACCAAGAGTTCTTTTTTAACCACTTTGTAGCGTTCTGTTGTACTTCTGTTGACGCTGGGTTAGGAACGTTTTGCTTGGGAGCCTTTGCTGCTTCGAGTTGTTGTTTCTTATACTGTTGGACTTGTTGCAAACGCCCTTTAGCGTCTGTTAACTCTTCCAAATGCTCCATTTGAGCGTTAATGTCACCATTTTGTGCTGCTTGCATCATTTTCATTTTTGCATACTCAACACGGGTGGCTTCATCTTCCACTGCCTTGTCAATCTGTGCAAATTGAAACGATGATGCTGTATTTTCTACAGCTGCTAAACGTCTAGCTAGGTCTTCATTTCTTCGCTCAAGTGCGCTAATCTTGTTTTTTGATGTGATTTCACGTTGCTTACTTAATTCTTTTTTAAGTCTACGTTCTTCACGTCTAGCTTCACGAATTGCTTCACGATCTTCTTCTGTTTCACCTTCTTCCGCTGCTTCATCATCTGCATCGGCGTGAACTTCTTCTTCATCGTGGTCTTCGTCGGAACTTTCTACTTTTCCGCTTTCTTTTTTGTCTTCATCGTCAAAACCTTCTGGTTCTTCGATTCTGGCTAAGACTGAGCCATCTTCACGTTCCTTAATGGGAACATCTTTTTCATTTTCTGCCATTTTCTACTTTCTACAAAGTTATTAATCTACAAACGCTTTCATTTTCTGTGCATACTCAAAACTCTTGATGCGAGAAATGATTTCACGGGCCTGAAGAGTAATGAATACCACGGGGGCACCTTCATCATCAGGGTTAACAACAAAACGATCTCCACCATACTTGATAGTGCGAACCAAATCACCAACTTGGCACCAAGGACCTTCAATCCACGGCGTTAAGTCTTCTGGCGATTTGTATGCTAAGGGCCCAATTTGGACGACTTTTGCAACAGTCTCATTGAATCGTAACGTTTGTCTGGTCTCATCAACTAAGATGATTCCGCCTTTGCTGGTTACTTTTTCTCTGCGCAATTGCACAAGTACTCTGTCCCCAGCTACGTCAACACCAGTATCAATCACAGGAAAACATTCTTCTTCCGTTCGTGTATCTGGCTCGTCTCTACTATTTAAATCATATGCTGCCATACGGCAATACTCCTTGCACCCTACGGCGCTTTAGTTGTTATCATCCTCATTTAAGAGGGCTTCTAGAATCGAGGTGGCTTGTTTTAAACCGTCTCGAGTACCCAGTACTCTTTGATATGTATCAAAGCTGTGGATATTGGAACCTGAAGCTAGGACTTCGGTTGTTTCTTTGTCCGCTTCTTTCAAGCGGCTAATAAATTCGGAAATTAAGTCCTTCATATTACTACTTATGCAAAGGAGCGGAATATTCCGCCCCAAAGCTTAATAAAAGTTACCGCCACCAATGTCTTTAAGGTTTTTATCTGGTCCAACTTTAGAAGGCTTGGTGTTTTTTGCTTGTGCAGCACCAATTTTCCAGTTGTTATCACGATGTGAGCCAGATGGGCCGTTATCAATTGTTGTTTCGCCTGGACCACCACCAAAACCAGGTGTGCCAGTCATTTGATATGTTTTACGGAAGCCTAATTCGCCACCGTCTTGTTTTTTAGTTGCCATTATTGTCCTTCAATAGGTTGTTGTGGTTGCATTTGTGGTTGTTGCTCCATCTGTTGCTGATTTTGCATCATTTGTTGCTGATGCTGTTGGTCATTTTGTTGGAAGGTTTGCACATGCTGTTGGTCAGCCTGTTGTATCTGCTGTTGATGCTGTTGTGCCGCTTGTTCTATCTGTTGCTGATGTTGTTGCTGTGCTTGTGCTGCTTCCATTTGCTGTTGTACTGCTTGTGCTTGTTGTTGGAATGCTTGTTGCTGAACTTGTAGTCCATGCTGACGTATATCTTGCTCTGAAGCATTGATAGCCTCCATAGCAGATTGATTTTGTGTTGCGTCAAGGGCAAGTTGTTGCTGACTCATTTGAGCTTGTGCAGTAATCATTGCTACACGCTCTTTAGCAGCATTGTTAATATTTGCTTTTGCAATATCTGTAGCGTTACGTTGGTTATCAATGTTAGTTTGTGTTGAATACTTTGCTTGTAACTCTTGAACTTTTTGTTGTAACTCAGCAACTTTAAGTTGAAACTCTTGTTGTGCTTGCTGTAAATCTGCTTGCATCTTCGCTTGTGACTCTTGAGCTTTACGTTGTGTCTCAGCCATCTGAGTTTTCATAATTACGTTAGCCGTTGGGTCAGCCAATGCAGTTTGTTCAACTTGTGCTTGTTGCGCTTGTTGTGCTTTTTGTGCTAATTGCTGAATTGCTGGCATAAATGACGCAAATTCTTGTTGTGTCTGTTGTGATACCAATTGTCCAGCGATTGCCAACGCTTGTTGGTCTTCTCTACTTAATGCACGTTCTTCGTGTAGTTTTAAAATGTCACTGCCGTCAGTTGCTGCAGCCACATGACCCTTCATGGACTGTAAATAATGCAATGTAACGTGCTGTTCAATGTGTTTTAACACTTGTGGTAAGAATGTTGGAGCCATAATTGGGCTTCCACCATAATTTGGATCCATCGCAAACATTAAATGCACTTTGATATGTGCTAAATGGTCTTGGTCTGGGAAAGCCGCTGCCATACGACCCATTGACATTGAAACATTCTCAAGTGCTGGGTTAGATTCGTTAATTCCTTGCGGATTTGGCAAAATTTCTTGTATATTTGGTATTTTCATCTGACGCAAAATGCGTAAATGGGCTTCACGTAAGTCATAAAGCTGTGGTGCACTGTTTGCTAACTGTAAAATTGCTTGTGCTTGGGCTAAACGCTGTGTTTCAGAGAAAATATTAGGGTCGGATACAGGACGAATGTCGTTATTAACTGCAAAATCACGAATTTCAATCTTTTCTCCGGAATCATTGGTCATTTCCTCCAAGTACCAATGATTGATACGAGATAAAATCTGTAAAGACTTGGCTTGTGAACGGTGTAAACGTGCATGAATGCTTGAGAATACCTTGGCACCTTGCTCAATCAACGCTTGTGTAGTACCAACTGGAGCATTGGCATTAATATCGCCAATCTTTTCTTCGGAAGTAGTAACAACACCCTTGGCTGCGTCAGTTAACCAACCTAAAAGACTCATTAAAACGCTAGATGGCTGGTTAAATGGTAATGGCATTGCCAATTTACGTACATCATCGACACCAGGAGCACCCTCAATTTCAATTACTTGAGTGGGTTCAATTCTATCAGACTGTCCACCAATGCGTCCACCTTTGAGTTTAAGCATGGTTTGAGAATTATTAATATGGGCAGCGTCCATAAGAGCGCGAAGAGCACCAGTAAGAGCAGCGGCAAGCCCACCAATAAGATGAGGCAATCCGATAGCATAAGCTCCACGCCAAGGAATGAATTTAAACTCGACATACCAGTCCAGTTTTTCCAGTTTGTCGTCGCCATATGCCCAGTTCCTATAAAGTGATAGTACTTTGTCTGTGGATTCGTCAATGGTTAAAATGTAAGGAGCACGTCTTCCTTCTGTTTCTGGGTCTTCATCCAAACGTAAGAAACAAGTAATTTCATAAACACGACGTACACCGTCCACGTTTTCAGAAGGCTTTGAAATACCTTCAATCTTATCATTTGCTTCTTTTGACCTAGACTGCTCAACGCCATCAATGTTGGCAATATATGTGCTATCGATATCACGATAGATACCTTGCTCAATACGTTGCTTGTAAATATCTTCTGTAATATCTTGAACTTCTGTTACACGAGCTGAAGTGTAAAAGTTGGTTGATGCATAAGGTAACAAAATGCTATCAATTGGAATCCATTCACACGTTGGGCGACACATTTCATAATCATAACGCCACTTCATATACTGTGAACCACCGAGCGGTAACTGCGTGAGCATCTGTTCCATCTCATCTCGGTATTCTTGAATTTGTTCTGTTAACTGCCAGTTAAGGAAGTTTGCTTTTCTTTCAGCAATTTCACTGCGGTTTTTTGTTTCTTCGCCACGAATATGAGATTTAACAATCCCCTCTGGCGGTAACAGTTCGCGCGTGGTTGATGCAGCAAAGTCAACACACGACTCTGCCATAACAGGGTGAACGACTTTAGAAGCACCATCAAAGGTTGCGCCTCCAGGTGCGTCCTTACCTAAACCAGTACGGCGTAATCCATCTTCATACTGCTTGTCTCGTTCTTTACGAGCTTCTCTATCAATCTCAATTAAATCTAAAAAATCAATTGCCAATGCATTTAAATCACCTTCATCAAACTCTTCAGCCAAGTTTGCATAAAACTCTGGGTCTTTGAGCGGACCTTCAGTCGGCATAAAATTAATTACAACAGAACCGTCTTCCTGCTCGATAACATCCTCTTGAAGATCCATGTTATCATCAAGTCCGAGTGCATCTGCATAATCTTCAATGTCCTGTTCATTTAAGACATCGTCTTCAATAGTCGTATCCTGTCCAAGCGATGCCAAGTTGGCTCCAGCTTGTAGGGGAATTTGTGGTCCGAGTGCCATTAATTATTTTCCATTGTTGTAATATCTATTACTACTTATGCAAATATGTTTAAGTTGTCGCCCTAAACTGCGTACGGATTGTATCTTTTCTTTGCAATCTCATCGTCAATGTAACTATACCCACGGTCTGGCAACAAATCTAACTGAATCCAACCCGAGTCTCTCAGCACCCGTAGGGCTTGAGACAATGTATCTACGTAGTCATCATGCCCACCCGCCTCTGGAAACGAACAGACTTGCCGAATGAACCGTTTTGCCCATGACGCAACCTCACCAGGTTTGTCAGCATCTTCTGGAATGTAAACTTTTCCTTTTGCAATCAACGGTGCCACGATGTTTAAACGCTGCACTTTATCAGCGCGCCCAGGGTTGTAACCGCGCACTGGAACGCCAGCACCTTGCAGTTCTTGTATGAGGGATATACCAGCGGACTTATCTTCCATCAAGATAAGGTCTGCCTTACGTCCCTTACCAAACGTATTGTCTGCACCGTACACTACCTCTTTAAAATCATTAATCACCTTACGACGTAACTCTGGATATCCAAGGTGGGCATCCCACGCATCAAGGAGGATGATTGCCGTACCGATGTCTGTAGCCTCAAACACACCCCAGACGGTGCAAGCCGTTGGGTCGTTCGCTGTCTTCTCACTAGTTGCTGGGTCATACGAGGCAATAAGGTACTCAAGCACTGGTGACGGCTTACTTGCTGGCCATGTCTTAAACCACCGACGCTTGATAATACCCGCATCCTCTGGGTCTAGAATGGCACCATAAATCTCTTGCTTACCAAGGTCGGTGCCTTCATACGTCTCTAGTGCTTTGAAGAACGATGATGATAAGTTGGCGCGGTTCTCATAAGAACTGGCATTTACTACATACACGTCGCCACCAACCTTACCCTCGTTTAAATCTACGATTAGTTCACGAGGCTTTGGTGTTGTCGTAATAATCTGTTGGACTCGTGCAATCCGTGGGTCATTCAAACGCATCGTAAACTGTGCTTGGTCCCATGCATCGTCCAAGTAGTCAAACGCGGCTAACTCGTCATACCACCCACCATGGAACTGTTTACCACGATACCGTTCTGGTTCTGAGGCTGGTATGCCCTGTATGATGGAGCCGTTCTTGAGCGTAATCTCAAACAAAGACTTGTTGTATGTTTCAATCAGTTCATTGGGTATAATGTTCAGTAACCCCGAGTCACCCTCGAAGCACGTTGCTCGAATGTCGTTTGATGTTGGGGCCGTTACTAACCATCGGGTGCCTGAGAACAATGCGGCTCTCATGCCTATCCAGTTGGACGCTGTGTAAGTCTTACCAGCACCACGACCCGCCAACATGAGCATGATATCATACTCACCATCCTCGGGTTCACGTTGGTGCGGCAGTGCTTGTATCTCCCAACGAATCTGCCACATCGCCAGAGCCAGTTGGTCTTTAGGCCAGTGTTGTCGTTTTGATGCAAAGTCGGCAAGCAACTTTTCTTGTGTTTTATTTAACGCCATATAGGTAAGAACCCAGCCCCAACTACAAACGGCACGTCTGTTTCGATGTGCACCGCTGGAACGGATTGTATTTTCTCCACTTTCATTATCATACGTCGCAGACTGCCTTTGATGTGCGACTTGGTTTCCTGCTTTAAATGTATCTTGATGTTTGTTCTAAACGTAAGCCTGTGCGTCGGTACTCGTCTCTTGTTCTCAAACAACTGTGTCTTCATCCCCAACGATTCACACACCCCTTGCAACACAGTTAAGAATTTTATGCTACGGGAATACAAATGAAACCTATCTTGCTCCGCATCGTAGCACCCTGGTTTCATCGCAACTATTCCACGTAAGAAGTCAATCCGTTGACTTACCGAACCGAAGGTGTACTCAACTGGTA